CCCCGCCTTGACTTCCCCCGAGCGGGCAAACCCCGACGAATTGATGATAGCCCGGGTGATGATCGGCGCATTCCGGAGATCGATCAGATCGTCAAGGTCCTCTCGCTTCATATCCGGGTAGTTCCGGGAGAGTGCGGCGTGGACGACATCGAGGAAGGCGTTCTGAGACGCCTCGTCGGTCGGGTCCACCCGGCTCAGCGACTGGATCTTGTCCTTGAGGTTCTTGATCTGGCGAAGGGTCAGGGCCGGAACGATCAGTTTCCGGCCCCCGATATTTACCTCTTCGCCCTCAATCAACTGTGAGGGTTCGGTCATCATTACTCCGGAGTGCTATAGGTGAGAAGGTTATTGGAGGCGTCGCAGAAGCAATCGAAGTCGAATTCGGGAATGGTCCAGTCCTCGAGCTTCGTTGCCAGGCTGAACTTGCTGGACGTGCACTGCAGCATCTTGATGACCATCGCCTTGCCGTTGAACTGGCCCTGGAACCACAGTTGGAAGGTCGGCTGGACGCCGAGCAGCGGATTGCCGACCGTGGTCTTCTGGTTGTTACCCGAACCAGTGGAGGTGTAGGCGTAGGAGATCGATACGCCGAGCGTGGTATCGGCAGCAGCGAAGGTGTAGACGCCGGCCGCGACCGAATACTGGCCGGTGATCGGGGACGACGCCACCTTGACCAGTGGCTGGCCGGCATTGGCGCCGGAGGCATACAAGACGCCCATATCATCGGTGAAGGTCGTCGAATTGGCGACGGTCACCTGATATGGTGTCGCGGGGATCGTCCCCACCTCACCGTTGGCGATGCTGAGGAGACCGGTCGAAGTCGTGGTGCCGAACAGGATATCGTTCAACTGACGCCCGAAGATGCGCGCCGACTTGCACTTGCCGGTGACCTTCGCAGTGCCACGACCCACTGCAACGGGGAACTGGAACTGGCCGAACAGCGGTTTGTTCGAGAAGGTGAAATCGATGGAACCTTCCTGCATGATGCCGAATGGCAACGGCGTGGCATTGGCGACATCGGTGCGCTGAGCCCACATCGAGCCCGAGCCGAAGATAAATGCGGACATGGTAGTTTCTCCGTCAGAGGGATGGAGCGTCTACAGACGCGCCGATGCCTGGCCTCTCAGGCGATGGTTAGAGGCTAGCCAGCAGTTCTGCCTTGAGGGCGTCGAGGCTGCGGAAAACGTAGTTGTAGATTTCGGTCGATTGGGCGACGGGGCTGCCGTGGATGTGGCTTGCCACCCACCGGTTGATCGCGGCGTCGATTTTGGCCGCAGCGTCGCCTTCGGTCTGTGGCTCGACCGTTTCTTCATCGGACATCGTTGTCTCCGTCAGGGAACGAGAATGGAAATCGGCACGATGGCGACGGCCTGCTCACCAAGCGCGCCGTCGAAGACCTCTATTTCACCGTCAAGCCAGCAGTGGCTGACGATGCCGCCGAGCGTCTGGACGTTCTGTATGATGTCGTTGCCGGTTGCGGGCTTCAGGGCGGCCTCGATGGCATCGATCAGCGTGTTGAGCTGCTGAGCGGGAATGACGTGCGGGTCGGATCCGGCGTTGGCGTAGAGATAGAGCTCTGCCCGGAGCAACCATTTCGGCGGCATGCCCCGGCCTGTCTGTTGGGGCGCCTGATGGCTTTGGACCTGAAAGAGAGCCGGCTGGTCGGCGGCGTTGACATCGGCCCAATGGATGAGGCGTCGGCTCTGCGTCCTGATACCCGGGACACTGGTCACCAGGGCAAACAGGGCGGCGTAGACCGTCTCGCGCGACACGTTCACTGCTGCACCGCTTCATGCACGGCATCGGCAAGACCGATGCGGATGGCTTGTTCCATCTCCCTGAGGGATGACCGGAGGAACGACCGTTCCGGGTAGTCGACCCTGCGGGAATGAGCCGCGACCGTCACTGAACGGGGATCGATCGGCTTGCCAAAGGCCTGCTTGATGGTGCGAAGGTGTTCCTTGACCTGCTCGGTACCTTTGAAACCGTATTCGTGGAGCGCGGCGTATTCGACATTGGTGCCGACCTGCGCCGTGATTTCCTGGGTCGATTCATTGACCCGGTAATTGATCGAGCGCGAAAGGGTACCGGTGCGGCGCTTCAACGCTTGGCCGGACAGTTTATCTGTCTTCACCTTCGAGGTCAGATCGACCGCCAACCGTGTCACGGCCTTGGAAAGCGTCGTCTGGATCTTGGCCGGCAGGCTTTTCAGCCGCGCCACAACCTCAGCATCACCAACCACATAAGCCGTGATCATACCGGGACCACACGTCGGTATTGGCTCAACTGAGCCCGGACGCTATCGGACATATCCTTGAGGCTATAGGCAGTCGTTTCTCCGCCTACCGCCTTGGAGGCAAGCCCGATCCGGTCCCGTTCCCGATAGCGCATCGAGACGAGCTCGATACAGGCCTGGGCAATGTCGAGGGGGACGGACGAATAGCCGGCGGTGTAACTGATGACGATGTTTTGCAGGCCGCGGCAGAAACTTCGGCTGATCAGGTAGACGACCTTATCGTCGAACATATACCCGGTGGTCTGCGAATTCGGTGACTGGGAAACGACAACGCCATCGATCGTCAGAGACGAGACGGCGGTGATCGGCCAGTTTTCCAAGACCATCTTACGGCTGGCATTGCCGTTCAGGGTCTGGGTATAGGATTGAGAGGCGATCTGGCGGTTAAGCCAGGATTGAATAAAGGTGCTGGCGGCCGAGATCAGACGCGTCAATAAGGCGTCATCGTTCGTGGTCTGGACATTGAGCCACGCCTTGACGTCAGAGAGCGTCGTCAGATCCCCAGCGGCCATCGGGTGTTACTCGGCCTTCTCAGCCGGTTTGGCGGCGTCGGTGGCGTATTTGCGGAGGTCTTCGGTTGTCACCGTGGCACCCACAGCAATCCCCCTGCCCTTAAGGAAGGCGAAGAGCTCTTTCCGGCCCATCGTGGCTGGATCTTCCGACGCTTCGCTCGCCAGATCATCATCGGTCGCCTCATGAAAACCGTGTGATGCCAGAGGTTCGGCGGCGTTATCGGGCACGTCAACGAAACCGTCGACGACGAGATATTCCTCGCCATTGAACGAGGCGGAACAAGCCCCCTGAGGAGCTTTGAGCTTGATCATGTGGTTCTCCGGAAAATCCCCCGAAAGAAAGCCGGGACCCGAAGGCCCCGGCCAGTTTCAGGAGGAGAGATCAACCGTTGGCGATATTGGTGATGACGCCCATGGAGGGCGGGAAGTAGTGCTGCAGCACCTGATCGGCATAGACGCCGTACTCGTACTTACGCGAGCGCAGCGGCCATTCGATCTGGTAGTAATCCTGGCGCGTGCGGACCTGGAACACGTTGGCCACGTTCGAGAGCGGGTAAGGCAGTTTCGACGTGGTCGCCAGGATGGTACCGGCCGGCAGGTTCGGGTGGATCTTGATGGGGATCTCAGCCGCACCGGTCATGCTGAACCGGTTCAGGTAGGAGCGGACCATGATGCCGCCAGCCAGCATGCCCTGTTCTGCGTTGAAGACGAAACGCTGGGCAGCAGACGAGCTGCCGGCGACGATCTTCTTCGAGATGTTCAGGCCTTCCTGGCTATTGACCCAGATGGTGTCCGGGGTCAGGCGGTAGTTGTCCCACATCGACTTCAGCATGGTGTCGATTTCGACGATGCCACCAGCCGAGTCACTGGTCAGCGGCGTACCCGTACCCGCGGTACCCGTGGCCATCGACTGGAAGTAGGCATTCGAACCCGACGCCAAGGCCTGGTAGAGCAACCCGTCGAACACCAGGGTGTTCTTGGAGTTATCGGCAGACGGCAGAGAGGCCGCAGTCTGCGTACCAGCCGCGGTCGCGGTGATGACGACCGAGTTGATCGAGGTGATGGCGCCGAGGACTTCGGAACCGGCCGCACCCCAGAACCAGGCGTAACCCAAGGCACCCTTGACGGCAGCGACCGAGGCTGAGATCGAGCCGGTGGAACCGGAAGCGACCGTGGCCGAAGCAGCGGCGGATTTCTGAGCTGCACCGCCGCCGAAGGTGTCCGAGGAGCCGTCGGTGTTGGTGCGGGTGATCGAGGCCTGGATACCACCGGCAACCGTACCGTTGATCACGGCGTCCAGGGAGAGGGCGACGCAGATCACGGAATAGGTAGCAGCCGCCAACGAACCGCCGGTGATGGCGCCAGTCGCACTCGGGGTCGGCGTGGTGCCGAGCGAGAGCGAGCTATTGCCACCGAGCAGGGTGTACTCTTCCTGCAGCATCAGAGCTTCGAGCAGGGTCTTGCTGGCGATGGCGCGGACGTCATCGAAGCCTTGTCCGGCATACTGCGCCTCGAAATCGACGCTGTCTTCCAGGCCGATGCCCTTATAGTTCGCGGTGTAATCGGTGGTGCCGACGACGATCTGGCCGCCACGATTACCGCCGGAGACGCCGGCGCGGACACCGGTCGAGTTGATCGCGGTCACGGCGCGCCACGACGCCTGCACGCCACCCTTGCCGGAGACGCGCGGGATCATGTTGCGCAGCGGGGTAAGCACGGGATAGAGGAACTTCGCACCCAGCTCCAGGTCATAGAACGTCAGGCCGGAGGTCGGGCTGCCGCTCTGGACAAAGGTGCTGGATTTCAGCAGGTCACCGATGCGCGGGTCAGCGATCGGGGACTTATAGGCGCTCTTGAACGCGTTCAGCGTGTCCTGCACGCTCAAAGCGTTGCCGCCGCCCATATTGGTCGGTGCATTCATGATAGGGCTCCATCGAAGGGCTGGGGCGTCGTCAGACGCTCCGGTTCGGCTTGCCTAAGGCCAGAATAGGCAGGGCACCCGTCCCCGGGGCCGAAGGTTATTTGCCGCGCAGGAAAGCCGTTTGCGGCATGCGCTGGGCGGCCTTGATCAGGGCCACCGCGGCGAGATCGGGGTTGTCTGCGGCGAGCTGATCAAAGCTCGGGCCGTCCTGGGTCTTCTCGACGACCTGCATCTGGGCCGGGGCCGGTGATGCCGGGGTCGTTTCCAGGGTCTGGACGCGCTTGGTCAGCTCCTTGAGGGCGTCGGTCGTCTCGGCCAT